ATTTACTGCTGTTGATGGCTTAACTTATTCGGATATCTGCTTCTCCTTTGCCCAAACATACACAAACAGTGAGGGCATCAATGAGGTGTTTTTAAATATCTTTACCGACTTAATACCTGACCCTTACTATGTATGATGAACTTGTTGCAAGTTGTGGAGGCAAGCGCAGAGGCTGTTGCCTTATCGAGCTGCCTAAGCCTGCTGAATTTGATGCTGATTGCTCTGATCAGTGCAGCTTTTTCCTTGTTTTTGGACTATCTGCTGGAGGATCACCCACTTGGGCAATGGTATCTGTCCCAAATTCAGAAGTTGCCGACTTTATGGGCCAAGCCACTTGGTGAATGCCCTTTTTGCTCAGGAGCATGGCAGTTCCTGGTTATCTCTTGTCTAATCTTTAACCAACCATTTTACTTATGTTCAATTTTCTTAGGCGTAAACCATCTGTTCCTCCTGTTGCTCAACAAGTGGCAAAAGAAGATGCTATTCAAGCAGAAAGTAGCAGAATACTTTACAGGGGAGTAGCACCCAAGGACAGATGGGATCAGATTGAGTATGCCTTCACTTCAGGAGGTGTCAAATACTTCAAATTCGTATCTGAGGTCAATGTGCCATTCCAAAGGGCAGTAGCTGCCCGGGATATCTTCACCGAGGAACTTTGGCAAATCAATCCTGACTATCTTAGAGGCTGGAACAATGGCCTTATTAACCTTCTGATGGACAAGAAGAAGAAGGATGATAAGAAGCTTTATGAGATAGGAGTGATGGCCTCAAGGCTCAAGGAGCAGATGGAGATGTCGGTGAGTCTACTGAGGCAGTTAAAGCTTGCGACAGTTGTCTACTTTGATGAGGTTGAGAATCCTTTGGATTACCAGTACCCATACAACAAGCAGAAGCTTGAGCATTGGATGAAGTCCAATGATGTAGAAGGTTTTTTTTTGAATCTGCCGGAGTACGCTTATCTGCCCTCTTCGACCGAATTCAGCATGAATTTTCAGACTTATTTGCAGGGCGAAACAATACAAAGTCTAAACAGCCTGAAACATATTATTTCACTTCAATCATCAGACAGCATAGACAAAGATTTAGTGAAGTCTTTAGAATCGCAGCTGGAGATGCTCAAAGAATTAAATTCCTGGTCGAAAGGCCAATCTATGAGTACTATCTAATATATTCAACTTGGATTACTGAACAGAAGTCTAAAAGAGCTAAGTAGGTATTTTTTTTTGTGTTTCGTTTTACAGATAAAGAGCCTTCCATATTGGGAGGCTTTTTGTTTTAACTTTGTGGAAAATAGAAGAACATGGCAATCTCAAGTAATGATATTAAGATTAAGTATGTCATTGATGACTCCGAGCTAAGGAAGGCAGCCACCAGCTTTGACAAGCTGACTCAGGAGGAGCAGGATGCCATTGCCGGCATGAAGAAGCTTAACACCGAGTTAGGCAATACCGGCAAGAAAGCAACTGAGACAGGAGATAAGCTAAGCAATGCTTTTGACCAAGGCAAGGAAGGCGTTGGAGGCTTAAGTAAGAGCCTTGGAGGTCTTGGGCCAGCCATTGTAGGAGCATTCAGTGTGACTGCTGTGCTTGGATTTGCTAAGGCTGTGTTTGACACTACTGCCAACTTTGAGAAGCTTGGTGCAGTTCTAAAAAACACTTTAGGCAGTGGGGCGCAGGCATCTCTTGCCCTTGAGGGTATCAAAGAGTTTGCAAAGACTACTCCTTTTGCAGTGGCAGAACTGACTGCAAGCTTTGTAAAGTTGGCTAACCAGGGATTCATTCCAACCACAAATCAATTAAGGCAATTGGGAGACCTAGCAAGTTCAACAGGCAAAGGCTTTGACCAACTTACTGAGGCTATAATTGATGCTCAGACTGGGGAGTTTGAAAGGCTCAAGGAGTTTGGCATTAGAGCCAGCAAGTCAGGTGATCAGGTTAAGTTTAGCTTTAAGGGAGTTGAGACACAAGTAAAGTTTAACAATGAGGCGATAAGGCAATACATCACATCTCTTGGAGACTATGAAGGTGTTGCTGGTGCTGCTGCTGCTGTATCAGGCACATTGGGCGGTAAGGTTAATAACTTAGGAGATGCATGGGATAACTTTCTGAACTCAATTGGAACTCTTCTTAAGCCAGTCTTAACAGGCGCACTAAATGTAACTGCTGACTTTATGGATGCCATCAATAGCTTGTTTAAGTTAGGCACAACAGGAGCGCAGGATGTGGAGCAGGCTGAATTAAATGCATTTAAAAGCTTCCAAGCTAAGACTAAAACCATGACAATGGACATGCTCGAGCAGAGAGCTAAGGAAAACAGTGAAGCAATTAAGACATTTAGCAAGGAAGCAGCTGCCTTAGAGAAGTCAATTGGCAGTGCGCCATCAATTGCAGGCTTTGATCCTAAGTATGATGAGAGACAGAAACTACAGGCTATTCTTGAGCAATTGGCAGTGTATAAAGGAGAGAATGCTGCTATCAATGAACAACTCAAACTTAATAATGACAATGTAGCTAAGACTGTCAAGGTCTATGCTGAGTTCAATGCCGAGCAAAAGAAAGCTGCTGATGAGAAGGCTAAGGCTGATAAGAAGGAATATGAAAGCAGGCTTAAGATTCTTGAGCTTGAGAAGCAACAGCAAGTCCTAATGGCTCAGATTCGAGGTAGTAAGCTTGGTGAAGTCGGGGCTGAGAAAGTTTATCAAGAAGCAGTGTACAACCTTAAGAATGAATACAGTGCTAAAAACATAGGCTTGACTCAACAAGAAGTAAAAGTTGCCAAACTGCAAAGAGATAAGGCAGCCAAAGATTATGAGGATGCTGCCCAAAAAGAACTGCTTACTACAAGAACAGTAAAGAACACTGTAGCTGAAGATGATCAAAAGCTTTATGATAAGCGACTTGCTGGCATGAAGAAATGGCAAGCAGATTATGAAAAAGGGCTTGCTGAAGAAGTTGCTGCTAAGAAATTAGCTGAAGAGCAAAAGCAAGCAGTTCAGCAAAAGGCTCTTGAGCTTACTCAAACAATTGTGCAGGGTTCATTTGACTTATACCAGGCAAACCTGAGCAATCAATTAACTCAGTTGAATAATAGATACAGCGAAGAGGTAAGACTGGCAGATGGTAACAAGCAGAAGCTTGCTGAACTTGAGCAACAGAAGGCAGCAGAGGAAAAAGAAATTAAGCTTAAGCAATTCAGAGCGCAACAACTGTCATCAATTGCCAACATAGCATTTTCTGCTGCGCCTGAGATTGTCAAGTATTCAGTAAGTGCGCCTCCTTTGGCTGCCTTGGTTGCAGCAATTGCTGCTGCTCAAATTGGCTTTGTGCTTGCACAGCCTGTGCCTGAGTTTGCAGAAGGAACTAAAGGCAAGGCCTTCAAAGGTGGTAAGGCAATGGTAGGAGAAAGAGGAGTTGAGAAAGTTATTACTGAATCGGGCAAAGTATACTTTACTCCACCAACTGCGACCTTAGTGGACTTGCCTAAAGGCTCGCATGTAATTCCAAACCATGCTCTGAGCAAACAAGAAATCTACTGGGGCAGCATGCAATCAGGCAAGCAGGCAGGCAGTGGCAGTCCAATGATAGGCGAATTGAGAGAACTTGGAAGCATACTAAAAGGCTTACCAATTACTCAACTCAATATGGATGAGAGAGGCTTTGAGAAGTTCATAAGAACACCGAGAAGGACAACTAAGATTCTTAATAATAGATTTAGGACTGAGAATTAATGTTTGGTTTAGATTAGCGAAAGAGGGGTAGCATTGCTACTCCTTTTTTTTGGCTAAATTTGAAGCATGGCAGGATGGCAATTTTACTTAAATGGCACTGAGGTAGAAGAACCTATTGGCTGGGATGCCATAGAGTTTACAGCCATCAGAATGGAATCACATGGCATAGATCAACCATTCTCAACCGAGGTCAAATTCTATGACAAAGGGGCTAAACTTATCAAGGCTCTTTATGACCAGTATTTCATCAATGCTGAGATTGCTATTCAAATCACTTCAGATGTAGGTTATGATGGCATGCCTTATCAATTTGATGGAATGCTTAACCTTGCAATCTATGAGGAGTTCAATGTTTGCGATACAGACAGCTGGGAGATAACAGTAGGCATCATTGACGACAACTTTAGGGAGCAGTTCAAGGCTCGGCAGGATGTAGAGATTGACCTATACAGCACAAGAGACTTAAATGGCGATGAGATTGATCCTTTGGTCATGCGTGAGGTCAGATTGCACAAGCAGGAACTATTCTTGGCAGGCTCTGCAAGGAATTACTCTTCACAAACATCAAGACTTCAATATTCACCTATTGGCTCTTCTCCATACGATTGGGAATATCCTCTGTATGTAAATGTTGTGCCAGTATTTTGGGAGAACTCAGATTTTAAAGGCTCGTTTAGTGGCTCATTTGACACACAAGGGAGTGCCTTTAGCAACACAAATGTTATATTCCAAAACAATTCAGACTTTACAAGGACAGTAAACGCATCTGTTTCAATTCAAGGAAGGTTTGTTTGGGATGGCACTGACAACTTGTTTCCTGGTGAAACAGCAAACATTAGATTTTACATCAGGACATTTGACCCAACAGGAAGTTTTGATACTTTCTACACTTTGTTCAACACAGATTTAGCAACTGCTAATATTCCGGTTGATCCTGAAGTAGATTTTGACTTTACAACAGTCATATCAGGCATAACAGTCTTACCTGATTATAGAGTTGCTGTTTTGGCTTATTGGGGGGAAGGTGGTTCAGTTAGACCTTCATTGCCCATTGCGGATAATTTCACTCGGTCATTAAGCATGACCATTGACAATGTCTGCCTCACAATGAATGAGCAGAACCCTGGGCAATATGCCTCGACTACTGAGTGCATGACAATAGGCGAGTGCCTTAATAGGCTTGTTTATGTTATCACTGGGCAGAACAATCAAATAAGGTCTGATGTGTTTGATGAGACCGGAAATGGGTGCTATTGGAATAGTGCCTTGACCAATGGCCTTAAGATTAGGAATGCCAAGACTAACAATGAGATTGTTAATGGCTGTCTTGTTAATGATGAGGCAACAGGCTACAAGACTTCATTTAAGAAGATATTTGAAGGGCTTGACAGAATATTCTGCCTCGGTTGGGCATATGAATGGACAGGCACTGAATGGATAATCAGAATTGAACCAAGAGAGTTCTTCTACCAAAACAGCATAAGCCAAACCTTTACAAATGTGGGAGAAGTGAGGACTATGGCTAAAGTCGATATGCTTGCAAATAATATCCAGCTTGGCTATGATGACAAGTGGAAAAACATCGCAGTCTCAGGCCAATGGGCAATTCATACTGATAGGAATTATTTTGTAAATAATCGGGCAATGAATGAAGGATCAAGTGCTAAACTTGACCTTAAAAGTTCAATCATTGCTGAAGGTTATGCCATTGAGTTCAGCAGGAGGCTTCAGTTTCTTAGAGATGACTCAGGTAGCTCAGATAGGCCTAACGACTGGGAGACATTTATAATTTGGCTTAATCGCTATGAGTTAGAATTTGCAAATGTTGAAGACACTGCCTATGGAGTCAGGGAAGAGTCAGGCTTCAAAGCCTTTCCTCCTGGTCAGGCAAGTTTATCAAGCAATCTAATTACCTACTCAAGCAGTCCAGCAGGTAACCTTTACAACATCTTCCACACACCTGCTCGCATTGCATGCAGATGGTGGAAAGTTTTAGGCATGCACACATATGGCCTGACTAATCCGAGGCTTCAGTTTCAGGTTGGTGAATATCAGACAGCCTATGCCAGCGCAATATCTGACTCTGTAGAGCCATGCATACAGATACCTTCTGAGGTTACCATAGCAGAGAACTCAGACATCTATGCGGACATTATAGTTTCTGAAGCTGCGGAGTATTTATTTAAGCCTATTGGAGTTGAATTTACATACCCTCAAAGTCTTTGCGATTTCTTAACTTTGAGCCAAGATGAGCAATACCGGAAAGTCAGGCTCACTTCAGGCAGTTTGGACATTCAAGGCTTCATTATGGAGGCCACCAATCAGCCGGAGGATGCTTCCGGAGGTACGACTAAGTTCACACTTCTTCAGGCTAATCAACTTGCTCCAACAGGCGCAGCTTTCAGTGATGGGTTTGATGATGGTTATCAAATAGGCGATTAAATGGCAAATTTAAACAGAGCCAATCTAATAACTGAGAGTGCAACTCTCTTTCCCGATAACAACACCCAAGAGATTAGTCCTGCTGATTTAAGGTCTTGGCTTGCTGATGGCACTGCCAGCTTTGTGACTCAAAAGGACAAATCAACTCTTGAGAATGCAATCTTTGAGAACCAAGGCTCAACATTAGCAGCAGCTTCAACAGTAGACCTTAATGCTGCAACAGGAAACTATTTGCACATTTCAGGAACAGGGACAATCAACTCATTTGGAACTTGTCCAGCAGGGGCAAGGTTCATTCTTATGTTTGAAGCTGCTGCGACATTGACCTATAATGCTACAAGCCTTATCATCCCAGGATTAGCAAATAAGACTGCTGCTGCAGGAGATTGCTGCATGATTGTCTCTGAGGGGTCAGGCAATTGGAGGATTGTTGGTTACTTCGCTATAAGTGGAGGTGGTGGAGGAGGCAGTGGCACAGTAACATCAGTAGCAACTGCTGGCCTGATTTCAGGAGGGCCAATAACCACATCAGGCACAATCACCACATCAATGGCTACTGATAAGCTTGTTGGCAGGTATAGTGCAGGAACTGGAATAATGCAGGAAGTGACAATTGGCTCAGGCTTAACTCTCACCGGAGCAGGAATACTAAATAACACTGCCACAGCAACTCCACTCGGATACTATGCAATGTATCAGGACTTAGTTACTCAGACTAATCCATCAAGTAATGTAGGCTATCCAATGAAATATAGAACATTGGATTACAGCAATCAAGTTACTGTTGTCAGCGATACAAGAATAACCTTTGCAAACGCAGGAGTTTACAACCTTCAATTTAGCAGTCAGTTTCAAAATATAGATAATATTCCTCATGATGTAACCATATGGTTGCGACTAAATGGAACAGATGTTCCAGGCAGTGCAGGATTTGTTCAGATACCTGCTCGAAGAGGCGCATCTGCAGGCAATGAAGGCCACATTATAACTGGATGGAACTATTTGCTAGATGTTCCCGCAGGAATTTACTATGAGATAGTTTGGAGTACAAGTGACCACACTCAGGTAACAATGCAGTTTTATGCTGCAGGAAGTCCTCCGCCATCAACTGCCTCAACTATATTCACAGTGACTCAGCAAGCAGGCATCATGGCAGGCACTGGTATCACTGGAATGGTAGGCACATCAGGCTCAACTCAGACAGGAGCAACTCAGACAATGAGCAGCAGTGATATGACAATCACATCAGCTGCCAATGCTCACACCTTTGCCATTCCAAGTGCAGGCATAGCTACCAAAGGATTAGTAGATTTAACTTCTCAAACCTTTACTGGCATCAAATCATTTGGCAATGGGGCAAGCTCAGGAGAGATTAGGCTACTTGAAGGCACTGGAAGTGGGACTAACTATGTGGCTCTTAAAGCTCAGGCAATGGGTTCTGATTACTCCTTGACTTTGCCAACAAGTGCAGGTAGTTCAGGCAATGTTTTAATTACAGATGGAAGTGGTGGCCTTAGCTGGGCAACTAATGGAGGATCATTTGCTGCTCAATACTTAAAAAATACTATTGCAACAACGGTAACGAATCCATCAACCAATACCATTGTTGAAACATTGCTAATTCCAGCAGGAACATATGATTCTAATGATGCTTTTTTATTAAGTTATAAAGTAACTGGAACAGTAAATACAACAACAGTAGTTCTTACAATTGGAATTAATACATCAGCTTCACTAAGTGGAATTCTAAATTTATCTCTTGCTCACAGTCTTAGTGGAGGTTCTGTAAGTAGTTTTTCAGGAACTCTTGGTATTAACTTATATGGAGGAACAAGTGGAAATACTACAAGATATTTAGGACAGCCATTTGCAG